GAAGTTTACTTCCCTGCTTGAAAAGAATAGACTGATTAATAGTTGAAAAGTTTTTAAGAACTGAAAGAGTTTTATCAGAAAGTTTCATAGCCACGGGTCGGAGTTTCATTGAGTTGCCCACTGAAGTGATAAAGTAGGAGTGAATAGTGTAGTGCTTTTAGTATATCACGTTTTGCTTGTCCCTTCTTATCATAACGACTTAGATACTTAATAGCATTAGATCTACAGAATGATTCTGCATCACCAACGGATTCTATAAGGTCAAGTGTCTGAACGTTGTTTTCTTTAGAAGTATAGTGTCCACCATAAGTGGTAGAAATATAATTCTTAAGAGCTTCGATTGACTCATCTTCTTTATATTTTCTAGTACTATTATCTTCTATTCCTGAAGAAACTGGTTTGTCTATAAGATGTGCTATTGCGTCATCATTATCAGAGAGTGCAGTAAATCCTGATGGATAATCATCAGGCATAGTAATATTCAAAGTTTCATATCCAGAAGATCCTAGTGTATCTCCAGCATAAACAGAATCTGTAACAAAAGTTGCGGTAGGATATAACTCAGTTCCACCAATGAAAGTAGTGTCTGTTCCTAAACCAGCAACGGCATCATAATTGGATGTATCTATGGTAATATTTTCCATAGTACCAGGATCAATAAAGAAAGTATTGTCCCCTAAAGATTCGGTAGATACCCCAACCGTAAAATCAGATGTATTCATTTCATCATCTCCATAAAGTTCGTCATAAAGTAAGCTCCATGAGTTAATCATACATTTTATCCTCTAGTTTGTCAAGATCTACATCAGCATCAACTTTATCATATAGTTGTAAGAATGCTTCTTTAGTCTCATCATCAAATCTGTTTACACAAACTTGAATAGACTTCATCTTATCACCAAAGATGCTGAAGGCACGAACAATATGAACTAGTCTACGAGTTGAAATGATCTCATCGATACCACCATCATAGAATGTTTTACGGATGATGTCACCCCAATCCACAAGACGTGCAATAAAGTCTGTATCAGTAACACCAAGATTAGATGCAACACCACCAAGTATTCTTTTCTCTACAGAAGGTGCTGGATAATCTTGCTCAAAGGTTACAGGGAATCTCTCAAGGAATGCTTCATTAAGTACGTTTGTACCAATAAACCTACCGTCGTCAGATCCTTTACCCTTAGTATTAGCAGTAGCAACTACATTGAATCCTACCGCAGGTTCGACAAACCTACCGATTTTTTTGAGGAACACGCCTTTGCCTTCAAGTATGGGTTGGAGGCATAAGATTTTGTTACTAGCCAAGTCAACCTCATCGAGTAACAAGACTGCTCCTCGTTCA